CTATTTCTTAAATAGTCCTTTTCTCGTAATAATTGACCAACTTCCTTTTTCAGGTTCAAATATTAGACGATCTCTGAAATATGGTAAGAGAAGAAGTGCAGAATCGACCTTTTCAGCTTTAACAAAAAAGGTGTAACGATTTCCATCTTTCTTGTGAGTAAATTTAAATCCGTATTGCTTTGTTAATTCAATATACCCTTTATAAATTATTGCAGAATCTGCTAATTCATTTATTTGTTTGGATATCTTAGGCATATTATTATTTACTTCTACAACCAATTCTTTATATGCTGATATTGAATCTCTAGCACGTTTCAACTGATACCTCAACATTTCATTTTCTTTTAAAGAGCTATTTGTTATTTCAAGCAGTTCATCCGTTGATACGTCTTTATTACCATACGTAAAACTTGGAGATATATATTTTTCTACAGTATCAGTATATTGTTTCAAACGACTATTATAAATCGAATCATTTGATTCATACTTAGTTATAGTTCTATCTCTGTCTGCAATCTGCTTTTTAAGTTCAGAAACATATTCATATTGCAAATATGTAACAGCCGGCATAATAACTATAAATATAACAAATAATATATCAATTATCCTTCTCATCATTATTTTTTATCAATTTTATTATCGAAGAAAAATTTTCAACAGAATTATTTTTTAGGGAAGCCACTTCAAGTCTCAACTGGTTTTCTTTTTCTTTAATTAGAGCAATCTCAGCTTGATGTTCTTGGTTTAACCTTAAAATAGCGAGTTCTGATTCTATTGTTTTTTTGCAGTACCCAACTGCATATCCACCTGTGCAACATACAGAAATGATACTCAATATGCTTATTACAATCGTCTTAAGAGTAAAAGCAAATTTTGTTTCTTCATCTTTTATATTAGGTTTTGCCATATATTTATTAAATAAGGTACAAATATAATCCTTATATCAATATACTACAACAATTATCATTTAATTAGTACTTTATATATTCAAATCACCAAGAAAATAAATTATAATTGATACCAACCCCGACATACCATCCACCAGGATACCCATATCCGGCTTGTATTCCCAACCCCCATCGCTTTCTTTTTGCAGGAACCGGCACGGGTATTCTAATCTCCCGTATCCGGCTATTCACTTTGATACTATCCAACTGAGTGTTACAACCAGACACCCACAACCGATAAAGGCTATCCTCATAAACTTTCTGGGTAATAGGTATAACTACCTCTGCTGAATCAAGAGATGTACACGTGTCTTTAGGGACTTCGCAAGAATTCTTCTTTACTGGTAACTTCACCGTCTCATACCTTTTTATAACACTGTCTTTGGGCACTGGGTAATAGAAAGGTATAGTTTCGACGTATTCGGTGGTATCAGGAACAGGAACAGTCGATGTAGCATGCTGGCGGCTCCACAAAAATAGAACCGCCCAAACAAGCAAAACAACTAATATCCACGGTAACACTTTCATAGCCCTAAATAATTAATTATACCATCCACATGGATACGCACGACACCCCTTTTACCCTCAGCAGACAAAAGGTACCCGACATCCTCTTTGTTGTCCTGAAAGAAATTTTCTGTCAGTACGGCCGGACAAAGCGTATCCCTACAAATAGCAAGGTTCTGCATCCAGAACAATTGTCCGGGCATCGGTTGGCGGACATAGACGCCTTTATCAAATGCTGCTTTAGCAAGGCTTGTTGCCAGATTCTTACTTTTGATTGATGCGTTATTAGATACAAATACACTCCATCCTCTTGCGTTCATCCATGAAGCACCGGAGCCGGCAGCATTACAATGAATTGAAATAAGGATAGCTTTCTTCCCGGTTTCTTTATAGATAGCATTAGCCCGTCGACATCTTTCAGATAAGGGAACATCCGTATCTTCCTTCACTATTCGTTCTGCATCAATTCCCAGTTTGCGTAATCCGAACACTACCTTATCGGCTATTTCACGTGAATACGCCCACTCTCTTAATCTTCCATCCGGTGAACGTTTGCCCGGAGTGTTTTCACCGTGGCCGTTATCAATCAAGACTTTCATATTTTTTCTTCTTTATCTAATTCATTCTCGATTCTATCTATTATTCCCTGTACGTGTGTAGGCGTAGCCCTTTTAAACTCAAAGCGTATCACATGATAAATAATACGGAACGCCCTGTTTTTAGGATAAGCAATTATCAGGTTCTTAAACGCATTCTGAAGATACACATAGGAGAATACATACGTAATAGTCTTGATGACTAACAAAGAGTTCTCACCGTCACCTATCAAAGTCATAAATGCAAAAACAACCTCTATGATTACAAGATAAAGAAGAAGCTCGACCAAGGCGTTCTTAAACTTACTCCATTTGAAGTTTCTACAACGGACAATAGAAACGCCATCAGCTCTCATCCCACACCAAATATTAAAACCAAACATTACTACTAATGCTATAAGGAAACCTTTGGTCGGTGTCAGATATGCAAAAAGGGAGCTGAACATCGAAACGAATATAATTCGAATCTGATCTACATTAAATAGCTCATATAACCATTTCATAACCTTATAAAATTGAAGTCATGAATATTGTAAATACAGCAATCAGTCCCGGTAACAAGACAGTAGCTAGCGCGTCAAGCCAATCAAAGACAAAACCACATCTTTTCTGAATATACTCAACCACTATCGCGGCAATAACTGTCGTCACCAAAGCAACAATAGCCGATTTGTCCAAAGGGATACCTAACGGAAGAAAACAGAAAGCAAACATCACAAGAAAAACGAACATACCAGCCTTTACGTGTGTCGGCCGGTTAGATTGGAAAAGCCAATCATACAAAATCCTTATACCCATATTCATAAATGTTTAGTTATTAATTAATACTCAGTACAAGGCAAATGTATTGAGTATAATAGCACATTCAACAAAATATGAAATTCTTGAATACAAGATTGGAGCTAAAGTCCTATTTATTAAGAGCTTATAAAACAACCTTTTTTTGTATAAAACAAAAAAGGCAGTCATATTTCGACTACCTTGTATTTATTCGTTATATTTGCACCGCCAATCACTTATTAATAAAAAAGCCGAAACGCGATGAGGGCTTATGCCCCCGGTCGTGCGTCTCGGCGTACTTTGTTAATAGGTGATTGGCGTTACTCTTTAACAGGCCGGGGGCTTTTTACTTTCCCGCCCCCGAAAGGATTACAGGTACAACCCCGAATCAAAAGCGTCTTTCCGCTTCCACCCGGAAGCCAACGTATCCTGGATATGCATCATAGCCCTCGTATAGAAGTCCGAAAGTTCCTCCAAGCCGGTAAACTCATAATAAACCGGCTCTTCGTCACTGCCGAACTTGAACGTCACAGGAAGGTTTTTTCCGGACTGGACGGCAAGGTCATAGGACGCCTTGTAGTTGAACTGGTTCTCGCTGGAAAGCCATACACGCATACCGTTCCATACGAATCCGGAAAGGATCTCCTTGTCAATAGCGGCATTATACCAGGAAAGGACAAGCCCTTTCACCTCATCAGGAGAGGGTTTATGGTCGAAGTCATGCTCCATATAGGTAACACGGCCGTCGCCTGATTCACGCACATCCCAACGGACGCGCCACTTGTTCTTGGCCGGATTGATGCACTCCAAGAGTTGCACACCGGCACTGCCTTCTACTTTTCTCATATTAGCTGAATACATACTTGGTTCGACCTTTGCCGAACATCTCCGCCTTGATGGTGGTCTCGAACGGAAAACCGTCCGGCAGTTCCTTGATTTGCAGAAGAATGTTTTTCATTTCCTCGCTGTTGGTGAAGAACTTCTTCATTTCACCGTTCTGCTCGATCGAAACAATACAGCGGTCATCACCCTGCTCGGTCTTGATGCCCGTCTCGAAATCCTTGACTATGATAGGGAGGTTCACAAGCTCCCGGATAGATACAACCGTACCGGGAAAACGTTTTTTGCCGTCTTCCGGTTTGTAAGTGACGTTTAAGTCCTTGAAACTTTTCATTTTTATGCCTGTTAATTTATAAAATAGATTCTTGCAATCAGCATGTTTAACAAGTCCGTAAAAGGAAGCGATGAGTTCCTTCCGGCGGCGACGGCTCTTAACCTTACGGATCTTGCGGGCAAAGTTCTGCTTGTTACGCTTGCGGACACGGGTATGGTCCGGGTAGATAACATAACCTAAGAAATCAATGCCGTCCCTGACGGGAGAAACACGCTCAATCTTTTTTATCTCAAGGTTTATTTTGGATGCCTGGTGACACACAACATCACGCATCTTCCAAAGAAACTTCTTGCTGCCGTCAAGAATACGGCCGTCGTCACAGTAACGGAAGTAATGCCTCACACCTTCCCTGTCTTTCAGGACATGGTCAATAAAAATGGACAACAAAAGATTACCCAGCCCCTGGGAACTCCTCAGACCGATGCTGATGCCACGTTTCATGACATTGACGAAACCGGTTAGAATACGTATGAGCGTATTATCCTTAAAGACCCTGCTTACACAGTAATTCATAAAGTCATGGTCAACGCTCTCATAAAACTTCCGGATGTCGAAAGTATAGACATACCTTGTTCCCGCAGGATCATCACTGATGGCACTACGTACCAGACATAACAAGTCATGTGTGCCGCGTCCCTTGATGGAAGCGGCCGAAGTACGGATAAAGCGTTTCTTCAGATGCATGTCTACGACTTTCATAATGGCATGGACACCGATTCTGTCTTTTAGGGAAAAGATCTGGATGCGACGCATTTTTCCACCCTCTTCGGCTTCTATCTCAAAAAACCTGTTTACTTGGAAAAGCCCATTGCGAATCTTTTCTATCAGCTCGTCAATGATCTCATCCTTATGCGCGATAAGGTATCTGCCTGAACGGCTACGTTTACGTTTATCTCCACGCAAAACCGTCCAAAAAGACTCTTCCATATTAGAACGAGCAACTATTTCATCGATAATATAACCTTCTCTACGCATTTTTTGCCTTCAATTTTCCGGGCCCGACTTCTTCGAATCATTGCTGACCTACCAAACTCTACCCGACGATGTATGTTCCAGTTTTCCAGCCGGAGCTGCTGTTACTGAGGCTCATCCCCCTCGGCTCAATCATGGGTAACACGTACCCGACACCGTACGCCGATTAATGTCATTCAGGCACTTAACGTCCAAATTCTTTAAATTGTAACCTAGCCGGGAACCGTTGTTCACGTTCGCATTCGAGGAATCGTTGCCGCAATTGGCGTTCGACACACCGCCTTGAGCGTTCGCGTTGCCGTTCGACCGGAGAACCACACGGGACTTTGAACTGCTGGGAACAAACTCATCACAGTAGTAAGTCGTAGAGGTACCGGTAGCGCTGGAGACACTGGCAATGTCCATATACTTCTGATGGTAAACTTTGATCATATAGCCACCGACAGAGGAAGTCTTGATTTTACGGACAGCGCCCGAAGGAGATTCTATATAAAGCTTGTACTGTTCACTCACAGGATCATTGGGAAGGCTGACCTTATCAAGATATTCAGATTTACCGCCGAAAAGGTTCTCGTAACCCATACAGTTGTTACAGCCAATGGTCTTTACCGTCTCAATACCCCATTCGTCACTTTCAACATACCAGGCACCGGTAGTGGCATGGTTCTGGTTGATAGTGTCACGCATACCGAGCTTCGAGGTCTCACCGATTATACGGGTATAAGTATTAGAACCGTAACCGCACTGGTCCTGAGAATCACGGCGACCGTAAAAAGCGTAGAAAAGGTTAGCGATATCCTTGTGCATATCCCAGTCAATCAGCTGCATTCCCCGACGGGAAGCGGAGTAAGAGAACTCGCCTTGACTGATATTGCCGACGGAATAAGTATTGGAAGCGATGGAAACAATCTTGGATCCGAGAAAGGAAGCCTCATGGACACCCACAAGACACTCGTCATGCTCAACCCAATCAGGTTCCATGTCCTCAATCTTATCGCTGTTGGATAACACGACGGGATCAAAATCGACGTTCTTGTTGATTGTGAAATACAACGACTTGGCTTCTGAAGGGATGTCGCAGATAACATACATACCGTCGACAAAGCCCAAGGTACCTTCGGCGACAACTTCCTTGACCGGTGTTTCCTCCGAATCGACAAAGAAGGCGCCGATAAGGCCCGTACCCATAGCGGAAGGATAACGGACACGTTTATAACCGTCAACACTGATACGCAGAACCTGATAGTTAACGTCGGCTTTCAAACCCTCACGGATGCTGGCGGCGGCAATGGAGAGTTTATAGCCATCACGGACATCGGGAATATCATCGTAGGTCAGAATGGTGCAATCAGGGACGGAAGGACGGGTACGGTTAAAGGAGAAGCAGGCGTACTTCTTACTGTTAAGGACATCATTGACACCTTTATACCAGTAATGCGGCTCGAACATCATCACGTCACCCTCACTGCCGTCAAGCATGGCGGGGCTGGCGTTACGAAGTGAATCCGCGTCGGAATAATAGTTGGAGTCGGAATCATGCAAGGGGAACACGGTGGAGACACCATCACCCGTACGCTTGCTCAAGACACGGTGACGGGCTTTCTGGATGGAAAGGACGTGCGCCGAAGGGACATACGCGTTTTTAAACTTGTTGCCGGTACGGTTGTCAAGGTTGCTGATATTATACTCATCAGAGATGCTATCGTCAAATTCTACAATCGTATATTCAGGCTGGGTGATAGTCATTTCCGGGAAATGAGCGCAAATGGCGGCGTACTCATCATCAGGCATATACGAACTGAGTTTATAAGTACCCACAAGGCGGCAAGTGGTTACGTTACCGCCGTTCTCATCAACACCGCCCATTTCCATGAAGTTACGGAGGAACGTGCCGTCACCCTCCATCACGATACCCGTAATACGGAGGTAGCGGACATTGGGACACAGCCGTAACAGGGACTGCCAATCGACAAGCGCGCAACTGTCAACTACAAGACGGATGATGTTATCGGTACCCTCAAGAAGCAGACCGGCATTTGAAAGTCGGTTCAGGTAACGGAGGTCAAGCGTCTGCAAGGTGGAAGGAAGCACTACCGAGGATAACGGGGAGCCCTCGGCGAAGGTGACGCCGGTCAAGGAGGTATTACCGGCATTGAACGTTTCAAGCTTCGTGTTGCCGGACAAGTCAATGCCGGTAAAGCCGGATGATTTGAGCCCGGCCATGTTCAGCGTACGCAAATGGCGGCAGTTGTTTACAAGCAGGCCGTTCAGCGTGCTTTGAGTATCGGCACAACTGATATCAAGGTTACGGAGCGAGGTGCAGTTGTTCAGGTTCAGCGTCTGCAAAATGGCATGGCTCACGTCGGTCAGGTCAAGTTCAAGGATACGGCTGGCGCCGTAGAAGTACTGGGGATCGTTCACGATAAGGTCGGTGTCAAGAGTAAGCTCGACAAGAGAACCAGCGTCTTCGGCAAGAACCGCACTCTGATGAGGGGTTCCGCTGGTATAGCCGTAACCGAAATAATAACGCTCGCTGGACTTGATCCTAACCTGGCGGTTGTCACTGCCGAACCGGTAGCCGAAATAGGCGGCGAAGCTGTCCTTGCGGTAAGTACCGCAAACGTACTGGCTGTCAAGAAGGGCAAAACGGTTCCTGATGGTATAGGTACGGTGGGCGTAGCGGTTGCCTTGCAGGGCATAGAGATAATTATAGAAGCTGGTCCCCTCACCGGTAGTGACTCCCTCGGTCAGAGGCTTGATATACTTGAACTCGCCGTCCTTATTGTAAATCCGTTCGCACCAGTTGCCCATCATCTCATCATTGAATACCTTAAGCACGTATTCAAGGCTCATCGTGCTACGGAGCTTGTCGGCCACTTCACGGAGTTTATCGGGGCAGCCGCGGACAAGTTCCCACAGGACGGAATCATGTCCGGCAAAGGAGTAGCTGCCGATACTATCGTCAAAAGTGGCATGGGTGATGGTATAGTCATATTTCAGAACGGAATCGTTACGGCCGCCTAAAATGGTATCCATATCATAGGGAAGGAAGTACCATATCCCGCCATCCCATGTGGCAAGCATCATGTTCTTGGCACGGTTATCGACGGCCATCAGGTAGTCGGTGATAAGGTACCAGGCAAACGGGCTGTCATTGCCGAAATACTGCGTGTATTCATTCAGAAATCTAGTGGGATTATCCTTACAGCCGTATATCCATGACCAGAGCCTTTGCACGGCATCCTTATCCTCCCGGTCGGCGTCAGCCCAGGTCTTGTCAGCCTTAAAACGGAACTCAAGGCCTTCGGCGAACTCTCCTTCGGTGATATTGGAAGTCCCGAAAAGACACAACGGATGGGAGTTGTTCAGAAACTCAAGACAGATACACTTGTTACGCAGACCGTTCAGCGCGGCCGTATCATTGAAACCTTCTATACCCTCAAAACCATAGATTATGCCACTGTCGGATTTCTCGTTATTGAAGTTGTACTTGCCGAAATAGGTATTCATGCCACCGTCTTCCTGCGCACAGAACAGGTCCATAGGAAAACCGTCGACACCGATGCGGACGTCATACACGCCATCATAAGCCGCCTGAGGAGGAGTAAGCCAGCCGCATTGTTTCCAGATGTCGTTGACAATACGTACACCGCCGGTATTGTGCGTACTGGAAGAGTCGGAAAAGTCAGCCTTCAGGCAAAAAATGTCAATGGGACGGGCACCGGGCTTGAACGCATAAAGGAAGGTATTGTTACCTTCGGAGTCTTGCTGAAGGACACCGTTGACGTACAGCTCGGTATTGTATTTCGAGGAACGGCTGAAATAAAGGCGGTAGTTCTTTCTCGGATAAGTCGTGGAGGACGTACCCTGGATACGCAAGCCGGCGCCTTTGATATAAAAGTCGTAGTCCTTACCGTATGGGGAATAGAAATAGATGTCGGCAGGGACCTCAAATTTCTTGTTGTTGGTGGCATTGACAAGAGCGACATCACCCACAATGCGCATGACGGCCTTGCCTTTCGCACGGAGCTTGTCAATATCAACATCAGTGCCTTCCTCATTAAGGACGTCATTATTCTCAAAAAGGAAGACCATCTCGTCCGAAGTGGGACGGTCTACGATATAATTGGTGAACTCCTCCTCATCGGTAAGTCCACGGGAATAGACACGGAGGCTTCTTACGTCCACATCGGCCGCGTCGCTCACGATACGGATATCTGAGGGAGAATCCTGGATAAGCGATTCGGTGGAGGCGTATCGCACGGACCCGCAACGGATACCGTTGACATACAGTTCCATCAAACGGTGACCGGACTTCATACCCACGACAAAGGCGATCTTAAGATTCATATCACTGGCGAATTTCGTACTCACTTCGGTGCCGCCGGATGAACAGAGACGGGCCTCGTTCGTCGACATCTGAAAACCGACACCCCCATCCATGCATTCAAGGATAATGCCCTTACGGTCCGTGACATTCGAGCATTCGAGCTCGATCTCATAGGTACCGCCGGTATTGAAAGCGTCGGTACGGAAAGGACGGTAGTCGATGGCGACGGAGGCGCCATTGGACAACCGGAGGGAATCACCGGTCCACCCGTTGCTGTTCCAGTCGAAGCCGGAAAAAGCGGTAGTGATACCCTCATACTCCCACCTGCCGGGATCGGCTTCGGAATTGCTGCGACCGGAAGCGGTCAGTTTCAACAGCAGGCCGGAAGTGACCTCGGCAATATCAATGCGGGATTTGGTCACTTCAACATGGAAGGGGTAGACGGTAGAACCGCTCCGGAACTCGATCTCATATGTACCCTGTTCGGTAAAGCGGTTCGTATACACCTGCGTCTTACGGGGAACACTGACAGACTGTGTCTGCACACCGTTGATAAAAACTGTAAGATCGGTCGGAGTCTTGTCACGGTCATAGACCACAAAATCAAAGGAAAGCTTCTCATACTGCCCCACTTCCAACGTAGGCGACAGATGATCATCGGTAAAGATGCGACCGTCCGGAAAAATGAGTTTCGTGCCGATGAAGGGGGCGTCGGAAACGCCCTTGTTGATGTCCAGGTAAATACTTTCGGAACGGATGGTCAGGTTCTCCTGCTCCATTTCAGCGACCATCTGGACAGTATGTCTCCCGGTGGAAAGGCCGGAAGGAAGGATAAAGTTGCCGTTGGTCGTTCCGGACCTGGTAACGGTAGCCGTATCCGTCTGTACACCGTCAACATACAGGGTGACAACCTTCTCACCGGTACCGGAAAGGGTATAGGGGATGCTGATTATGTCGGAACCGCCATAGCCGGACATACCGGAGGACAAGTTATAGCCCGAAGTCAGGGAAAGGGTGACAACCTTGACACTCGTAAAGGACTGTTTGGCCTGTGTCTTGCCCGTTTCCGGATCGGTCGTGCTGGCTTTCACGAGTATGTCAGTGGTCCCGAGCATAAGATACTTGCCTAGGTCAAGGGTATAGGTGCCGCTGGACACATCATGGATGGTTTCAGAATAGACGGTCTGCGAACCGCGCTTGGCCTGAATGAGAACGGTCGCCTTCTGGCCGGTAGTCACACCCTTGTCATCACCGGAAGAGTACTGGTGGTCATAGAACCAGGTCAGAATGGCGCCGTCACCCTCCTTGATTATGGAATGGTCGACACCGGATGTAAGAATGATCTTGGTGGCGTTACCGCTTTCACCGCCACCGCCGGTACCGCCGGTAAATTCAGTGCTGGCAATCTCGGCACCAGACTTGTTCCTCAGGGACAGGGTTACGGTATTGGCTTCCTCGTCAACTTCGGAATCAAGGCTGAACACCGTGCTGGCTTCCAGTTCTGCCAGCCGGGCGGCTATCGCGGCATTCTGGACGGGGTTGGTGGAATCAGGGTCAAGAGTCTCATCAACCTCAACCTTGTCAATCTGAAGGTTGACATTGCCGTCACCGTCCTTGGGCTGACCGACACCGTTCACCGTAATGCCTTTAACGGAATCACCGCCACCGTGACGCTCCCAACTGGCAGGATTTAAAAAAGTGGAAAGGGTGGTACCGGCATAACGGTAATCCTCCCATTTGCCGGAAGAGACCTCGAAGGTGATTATTAGGCCGGCCTTCTTATTATCGGCAATTTCAGCATCCTTAAGGGCAGGAACCGCACTGGAAAGAGTGTAATAGCCTTCTTCCAAAGGATGAAGCCTGGTGACGTCATAAAAACCACTGCCAGAGCCACCGCCATCTTTTACTTTGTTCAGAATCTGCTTATCCTCGGCAGTCATTACACCGGCTTTCTGTTCTGTGGCAGCAGGAATTGTTTTTTTCCCATCAGTTATCTTACCGTCCTTTGATTTTGTCCTGTATTCAATGTCAACAGTTGATTCCAAAGGGTTAATTATGATAGAATCAGAATCTACCACACTATCCGGAAGATTTTCAACTTTAGTTTCCAAATCCTTGCCACGATCACCGGGAAATAGTTCATTTTCTTCTTCTCCGGCCGGTAAATTAGCGTATGGGACTTTCTTATTCTCATCAAGAGGTGCAATACCGGAAGAACTCCCTTTAAGAGACTCAACCTCAGTAGTCCATTCATCCCACGTAACATTTCCTCCGGAGACGTTACCCATACGCGAAATAGTACAAACTGTACCCAAATAAAGCGTATCCATTCCATCCTGCATTGTTTTTAATTGTATGCACGACGTAAACGATTGAACTACCTTATTCAAATTAATCCGTTCCACTTGTATATTTACAGGTATCTTGGAAGCTTCAACAGCCAGTACTCCCCTATAATTACCAATAGAGGAATCACCCGAATACATGAGATTCAATTTATCATTAAAGCCATTGATCGTTGTAAATGTTCCAATATTTTTGAACGGATCAGTTAAAGGAACTGATTTCTCCGAAGTCCCCGTAATCCGTTTCAATAACTCATCATCTCCATCTTTCAAATCCTTGGCTATCTTATTTACATTCCTAACCAATTCATCAAAATCGCCATTGACCATTGTGGCAATACTATTTACAAGCAATTCAATAGAAACTTTCCGGCTTCCACTGACTTCTACATACATGTCTCTTGCCAACTCAGTTGTATCAGTCAACTGTTCAATTGTAAGACTATTCGTCTTCAAGGATTGTAATACAAGGCTGACAATTTGTTGTTTTTCCGATTCTGTCATATCTTCCATTTATTTAAAATTCAACACCATTCATTATTTTATTTCTTATGATACAGTTTAAACTTTAGGATTGGAGGCTTCATCAGGAACAGTGGGGAAATCATCAATAAATTCCCCATTCCAAGTCACCTCATAATAAGTTCTGTCATCTCCACTTGTAGTAAATTTAAGAGCTTCACCAGCTTGTATATCTACTTGATAATTCTCTCTTTTGCTGCTGAAATTTTGATCATCGGAATACCCTCCGTTTATAACAGACATTTTCTCAATGCTCCGAATGGTATTACCATCTACTGTTTCAACAAATGGTACATCAAATACCACATCCCCTTTTGCTGGTACATCTAATATTATTCTAGCATAATAATTATAGGAAGTAAATAGGCTAGTCATTATTACTTGATAACGCAAATAAAGTTTACCAGTAATTACACCTATATATCTATCTACAGTTTCACCACCTTGCTTAATAGCCCTCAACTTTTTATCATTAGCAACTTTCCTATAAGTATCATTCTGAATTCTTCTTATGGATACCTGATTATTCCATTCCAGTATAGGATTCATCGTTCTGACTTTCTGTAACATCTGATTAAATACGAAACTCTTTAATCCATCTATCTGCTGGTTGAGTTCTGGAACATTACCTTCTTTTCTTGCATAACGAACCGAGTCAAAATAGACATAATTACAGCATAGAACCCTGTTCAGCAACTCGGCAAACCACACAGGACATCCCATAGAGTTTCCAAGAGTAAACAGCATTGTTGTATATTCATGGCTGAACAACTCGACAATATCCTCATCTGAGGTCACAAATTGTTCATTGTCTACGCCAAATGTCCAACCATTATCTTTAAAACCACCAGGTACACGAAAATCGAAGAAATATTGCATCCCGTCTATCCACCAAACTGCATCAAGCCGTTGCTTGTTATCCTTCATGGAATATTGTATAAGGGTAGTCTCGGAAAGCTGGCATTCATCATCTGTAACTTTGAAAATATCGCTCGTATTACCGTTTATAACAATATTATAATACCCACATGGAAGTAATGAAACCGTATAGAAATAAAGAACCTTATCCTCATTCATTTGCCATGAACTTAATGTTATAGGCGTAGACGTATCATCTATAACGTTATTAATGCAAACAATAGGCTCCTGTTCTTCCGGAGTGGAAATCAGTTCAATAAAAATGCGATCTGTACGGGCAAATAACTGCACATATTTGCTTTTCGCACCAAACTTATCGGTAGACGGAGAAAAAAACAGTGGTGTAAATGGACTTATAATCATATTCTAAGCTTTTGATATTGAACGGACAAATAATTCATACTTCACTCCCTCATTTCTCTCAATTACACTACTTACCTCTTTAATATATCCTTCATATACCAAACCGTCTTTTAATATTTTAATAGTCCTATCATCCATTTGAGGCACATTCTCATCATAAGTTTTGAAAGAAACATCTCCACAAGTAACTATACGTTCACTCACAATAAAGTCATCTTTCATTCCCACACCATTAACAACAACCTCACTGTTTCCATCTGAAGAAGAATATCGCAATCTGTCAGTAAACATCCCTATATAACCAGCGTTCGCTTTAAGCATCTCACCCTGCCAATACATTGTATTAAACATTGATTCAGAGTAAAGAACTCCACTTATCCCCCATCCGTTTCTAATAATTTGGTAATCTTTATAGATTACTCCGCCTTCGTTTGGGAATGTAGTGTCCGCCCCGACAAAAAAAACGTCATTGTCACTTTCATTGTCCGTTGTATCACTCCCCCTTTTCTGAGACAAGAACTCAATTCCATAGGCATCTGCACGATAAGGGCTGATCAGCTCAAGCACATTATCAGTTATATCCACACCAGTAGTATATTCAGTCGTAAAACGAAACTCATCACGTCCGTTGATACTTTCGTAATCCTGCTTGTCATATCCCACCCTAACGCGTGAGTAGATTCTCGACTCTTTCACCTTATATTCAAAATCAGAAAAATCACCTCCAAAGTCCCTTACATTATCATCCTTGAACAAATCACTACGATGTATGAAAGATACAGTATTCCCATTGATGACAGGGACAAAGCCGAAAACAGCCTCCATCCAATCTTTGAACTTGGTATATGAAGTATAAAGTTTGGCTTGAGGGATCCCCCGGATACTCTCAGCAGCCAATATCACACAACTATCTAACCTTTCATCCACGCCATACGCTATTGTACCGTGAATGCCGTCATTCCCACCATTCATACTTTTAAGTAGTCTATTCAAAACAGTAATAGGCTGTATGACGTCTATATAAATTGGTAATCCCACAGAAGGAAATTCCATATGTATCTCCAAACTTGAAAAATAATACAATGCAAATTTTGAATTATAAGCCGCAAGCAAAACCAAACCGTCATTAGCAGATAATGCTATCTCACCTTCCCAATCTACACTTATGAATTCTCCTTCCCATCCCCCTCTCCACTCTTTCAAAAGAGTTCCAGATTTTGTTTTTAACTGCATGTCAGCAGAAAGACTTGAGCTACCCCAGGAGTACCCCCCCTTAATTGAGATTTTAATAGATGTGTTTTTTGTTGTATAAATCAAGCATGATTCTAAATTGCCACTGGCACCAACATCTTTTACCTCTATACCACTGCCGCTCACTATTTCACTATTCCCTATGTACATAGGAATAGTCATATAATGATCACTTCCACTTACAGCATCTACAAGAATACTTCCATTTGCAAGAGTCCTTCCTCCACAATAATGGGTAACATTTCCAACATAAGACAACCTATCGTAATAAAGAGAAGCTTCCTCTTTCATCTCATCGACAGAATATTCATACTGTGTACCTTTATTGGCTTTTATGATATTAGCAACACTATCATCTATTGAATTAATTGAAATGGTATTCCCATCATAAGTCAATGTTCCAAAATCTAGCCTGCAGCTAAATAGCTCCTCATAAGTATGAGAATTAGTTATTGTATAGACAGCGATACTGGCATTTGAAGCCATATATTTATTCAGATATTCATCCAATAGAAGATTATAAGCTTCATTGACGAATTGAAATTTAGAAGTAAAAGTCCTAGTTATCCCTTCTAACCCTGAACGCTTACGGGAAAATTTGATTTCATCCCAATTCTGAATACAGGATTTGGGAATATCATAGGAAATACTATCAACTGTAAGTACATATTTACAAAGCATTTTTACTCGATTTGAACGTTCACGAGCAAATATATAGAAAAAGCCAACCGGTTTCCCGATTGGCTAAATTCTTGAAAATTATGCTTTGTTAAAATATGATATAACTATTTGTTTTTCAAAGCAATATCTATACCTAAAAATAAAAAAGACTTTTCCACATTCACCACTTTATCGTCAAAACTAATACCAGTACATCAAGATAAATCATACCTCTTTTAATAACCAATGTTATCTGAAAATTTCGAATCTAGTCTCAATTTGTAAAATATATAATTATAAAAAAATTGTAGTTACTATAATTATTCTTATATTTGTTATTCATTTAAACTAATTTAATTATGGATCAACGACAATTTAACAACAAATATCAAGAAGCTGAAAAGAAGTTCACTACCTTCCTTTTAGAAGCAATACTCTCAAGGGCATTAAAAATAGTCATAGACAAAAATATAAATGAGTATATAGAGATAAAAGAAGAAGTTCGTAACTTAATTATCCCCATCGATCATTTCGATGATTCTGAAAAAAAAGCATTAATAGACTTGGCAGCAACGGGAATATACAACACATGGATTGATTAAAAAAACTTATATCAATACTAAAATAAAAGTCAGTAAATTTATATATTTCAAGGCATTTTATCAAATTGGACGATAAATTCTTATCCATTTGTTGTTTATCAAGCCCAAAAGCAACTAACAACTTAAAAATAAATTAAGAACAAAACTGATTACCATCCAATTTGATAAAAAGTCTATTTTTAAGAGGTAAATATATATTTCATTTTAATGAGGTAGTATTACCACTAGAAGCCTATTTCCTGAAGCAGAAACTTCCGACCGGAGGAAATACGGCTTCTAACAGTTCCAACCGGTATATTTAATATTTCGCTTATTTCTTCATAAGAATATCCTTCTGCATAGTACATCACACTGTCAATACAACACGTCTTCTGCGCACATCTGCCAATCGTCAATAATAGATCATTAAACAATACAGATTCGTAAGTACAATCAAGTGTTACATTTTCCTTTACAGAATCATACCCAGTGAAATGAATAAGAGAATTACGATTATAACGAGTGATGTAGGTATTCTGCATAACGGCAATACACCAAGGTTTCATAGGTTTAGAACAATCAAACTTATCTTGGTTCTGAAGTATCTTATACACTGTATCACCCGCTAAATCTTCAGCGTCCTGTACAGAGGAGCAAAATCTTCTCGCAACACGGAATATCCAAGGATATATCTCTAATAAAGCCTGCTCAAAACTCATGATTTCCCCTCCCTATTACGTGTAAATTATTCCCATTTATACATCGCTCAACATATTTTCGATGAACAATACTTTGCTCATACATTTCTTGAGCTGTACGTTCTATCGAATCAATAAGAGTATCTACCTCATTAGGGGAAGAGGTGATTAGGTTTTTCACTTCGGATAATTGTGCATTTATCCGATCACACTTGTTCTCTAATGTTTGCAGTTTTGACAATAAATTACAGCATAAAAGCTGACTTATACAATATGTCCTGTTCTTTTTATTCATAAAAACGGTCGTTTGTGATTCTAAAAGGAAATTACTAACGACCGCATGAAAAATTCACTTTTATTAAAAAATTAATTGAATTGACATAAATATGTAACCTAAATTTCTATGTCCTCCTTTTTCGGATTGATATATCAACCTCTGCTTGGTGAACTATATTTGCATACACGGCAGCATTAATTATCCGAGGATCAATATTCATTTTGAAATATGTCATAAGAAAAGCTATTTCTGTATCGAATGAAGAATGGATTTGTTCAGGAGTAGCCTTACTGCTCTTCCCTTCTTCTTTCCGTCTCTCTTCGTTTCTCTTTTGCTCGAAGATGGCAGTACGAAGCATATTATCAATTTTTGATATTATCTGTTCTTCGGACATATTCCAGGTATCTATATCAAACTGTTTTAGCACTTCCCGAACATCATCATAGCAATTTATAGAAATGAGATTCCGGCAAATACGAAGGCATAATAATCGGACACGCTCTTTTACTAAATCTTCTTTATCAAGCATAAGAGCTTTCATACCGGAAGGATTAACAATTTTTCTATAATCCACAATGAGTTTTATAGCCCTCTCTTTCAGCTCTTCCTCAGATGCCGTTTCGCCATCAAATAGCAAACAATTATAGTTTCCACAAGACAGTTCTATAAAATAGTTCAGCGAAATTTGATTTAATCTTTCTATCATAGTTATTTCATTTTAGATAACATATACATCTCAAATTCGCGGTTAGTCGCATCTTGATGTTGTAATTTCATTGTTCGCAATAAAAGAGCATTAGTCTTGTCAAGTCTTTTTTCCAGTCGAGAGTAATCGTTAAAAACGACGGTATTAGTCGAATCAGCCGAACTAAAGTATGACGGAGAAAATGTTGGTAAATCCCAGTCTGGTAAATCGAAACTTGATATATCGACCTTATCAACATCAGGAAATACTTGTGCACCTTTAGGAAGATCCACAAGTGTAGGAGCATCAGGAGTAATCCATGCTTTTCCGGAATACATAACAACCTCATGCTTACCAGCATCACCAACTAAAGCGGTACCACCACGATGTCCAGTAGAATCTTTTGTACCCTCAGCATAGGAAGGAATTGGAGTAGCAAGAATAGTTGCAATCTGAATTGCTCCCATAGCACCAATTATAATGGATAAAGGAATATTAGGCAGTGCTTCGGTTATAGCTAATGCAGTAGCTATTCCAGCTTGAGCAACACTTACTGCTTTATCCCAAACGGCTTGTTTATGAGCCATTTCTTGTTTCTGTTTTTCCAAAGCTTTATCTTTTGCTTCAGTTCGTTCTTTAGCCGCTCGCTTACGTGCTTCTGCTTCCTCTTCAGATATGGCCCCCGATTCTGCCAAATTCTCTATTCGTTCAATATTCTCATCATACTTTTCTTCATTGACTTCCCGTTCTTCCTCTATTTTCTGAATCTGTCCATCATAAATAGAAGAAACTAAGTTTCCAATAGTTCCCACAGCTTGAGATGCAGTTTGAAGCCATTTTTTCAAGTTCTTCTCACGCTCTTTCTGTGCTTTCTCATCCGCTTTAGTAACCTTATTGATAGCATCTATTTCCGCTTCTGCTTCTTTTTGGGCAAGGTCTACTTTCAATTTAGCTAGTTTCTCCTCAAGTTTCTCCCTTTTATCCGTACTCAAATTGGCAGTAGCAAGTTCGGACTCCAAAGCATCAATAGCTGCTTCAGTAGTTTTACGTGCATAGTTTAATTTTAGCTGATATTCAAGTTCTGCATACTCCTGCTGGGTTATTTCTTTAGAAGCTAACTGTTTTTTAAGAGCAAGCATATCCATGACATATGCAGCATCCCGGATTTCCTGCTCATGCGCTGCATTCTCTGCAATTAAGCGTACCTGATCGGATGCATGTCTTTCGTAAAGTTCTTGTTTCTTTTTTGTATATTTTTCGTCGATGAGAAAAACATCTTCACCTGTTTTCTCCGCTGCATCAATTTCTGCTTCACGTTGCATTTCCAACTGGTACAATTTCAAATCAAGTTCTTCCTGGGAACCCTTCTTTACAACAGCAAGAGCGTTCTCAACATCCTTCTTCTCACGATCAGAATTATACTTAACAGTAAACTCATCTAGCTTTTCCTGCATTTCCTTAGCTAAATTCTGACGTGTAGCAATTTCCTCTTTGCTATTACCCTTGACGGCAGCTATCTTCTTCGAGTAAGCAACACCAATTTTAGCAAGTTCTTTCTCTAGTCCCTCATCCATAAGAGCTAGTTCTGATTCCTGATAAGTTTCATGAATTTTCAGCTTCTCTTTGAGAACTTTTTCCTGTTCACGTTTTTCTTTATCAGTAAGTACCTTTACTGAATTCCCCTTTGTACCACCATTCTCTTTCAAATCAATGGTATCAAGTTGTTCAATAAGAGATTCTGTTATTGATGAAATAGCCTTTTTGCCTGCAGCAGCTTTAGTTGCAACATCGATCTCATCTTTAATGACATTATTTGTGCGTCTCCATGAGGTCAGAATTGTAAAGAATCCCCTGTCTTTCAATTCTCCTTCCAATTTCTTACGATTATCTATAGCTAATTGATAATCACTATTTTCATATTCCAAACGAGACTTCAATGTTTCAATATAATCTTCTTTAGCCTTTTTGGCCGCCTCATCAGCAGACATTCCTGAATTTATATATTCTTTATACAACCTCTGCATATTTCTAGCATTCTTCTCCAAAATATCAGATTTCGTCATCTCTTTCTGTGCAAAGGCAACAGCCTTATTGTTTGCTTCATCTTGTAATTCAGAATACCCATTCAACTGTGTAGCAACATTCCTCAACCCTCTTGCCAGAAAATCCAGGACATCCTTCATTATACCCTTGGAATCATAGAAGGATAACATAAATGCTTCCCACGCAGAAGAAAGTCCCGCAATAGAACCTTTAACATTGTTACTCATGGTATCTGCCATGTCTGCTAGTTCTTTATCCACACCTGTAATTTGGTTCCTCAATGGAACAATTTTATCAGAAGCTGTAAGAAAAGCATTAAAAGCGGCGACACTCCGTTTATCTGTTAATTCTAAAGTTGTATTCAAATCTACACCTTGTTCTTTCAGTTTCTTTAAGCCAGCAACCAACTCAGGCAATGTTTTTATAGGTTCTCCAAGTGCTTTAGCTAATTTGCCATTGCCATCAGCCAAATTCAACAAAATATTACGAGTGGCTGTTGCAGACATTGAAGCATCAAAACCTGCATCTGCAAGCTTTCCTAACAATGCCAAAGTATCTTCTATTTGGAAATTGAATGCCTTTGCAACCGGACCAACAATAGGCAAGGCGGTAGCTAGGTAAGAAAAAGATAAGGCACTCTTTGATGTAGCAACAGCCATAGCAGATACATAACGTTCTGTTTCTTTAGTGCTAGCATTAAACATTCTCAATGCAGCACCAGACAATGCGGCTGCATCCGAAAGTTCAGCTCCAGTTGCTTGTGCGAATCGTAATATGGCACCTGTCGAATCTAATATTTCACGACGTGTAAAACCTAATTTGGCTAATTCTATTTGTAGTTCAGTAGCTTGTGCAGCTGTATATTTCGTTGTTGCTCCTAATTGACGCGCATCAGTGGTTAATTCTTTGATATTGTCAGCCGTCGTACCTAAAATCGCTGCAAGTTTGCTATTAGCAAATTCAAATTCAACAATGGAACCAACGCCTTCACGCAGCTGCGTAAACATCTTAACAATCCCTCCAACAACAGCTTGTGCACCAATATATCCAGCAGCCCATCCTTTCAATCCTGCACTAACTTGGCTTAGCCCAGGAGCCATCTCCGTTTTAAGCATCCTTCCTGCATTCCGGGCAATAATACCCATATTCTGCATGGACTTATTACCGTTCTGTATCTCAACCCATGCAGCCTTTACTTCTTCCCGGTATGCACCAATTGTCATTTTCTGTTGACTATATCGATCGGAATTTCGCTTTATGTAATCAGTGTTGATTCCAATAGTAGAATTAAGACGGGCAAGTGTACGAATATAGTTTTCATCCGTATCTTTCAAAACATCAACAGCCTTTTGCAGTTGCTTATTCATTTCCTTTGCTTGTGAACGGCTATGTACTTCCTGATTAGTCAAGATAATAGCAGTTCTGATAAGTTTCAAACGTTCTTCTTCAGATAGAACAGCTTTCTTACGAATAGTATTACCGGCATTCTGCGCTTTTGTCAAGTTAGCTTCCGCTTTAGCTGCTTTTTCCAAGGACGCAGCATTATCCGAGTTTGCTTTGGTTAGTTTCTTCAGTTCAGCAGCAGATAATTTCTCTACATTTAGCTTTTCCTCTATCTTCTTACTGACAGTTTGAGTTATTTCAGACTGTTTTCTAAGAGCTTCGGTTAATTCAGCAGATGCAGAACCAGCCGTTTTAGCTTGGGTATTATAAAGATTACTCAACTTTTCAAGATCAGCAACGCCTTCTACATTTAGTTTCAAACCTTTTGCTAATTCTTTGGCCGCATTAGCATAATCAGCCCTCACACGCTCAATAGTATTATCAAGCTCCACCAATTTCTGCAAATCGCCCTCATCAACGAAATCTTTTAATTTTAAATCTGCCATAATTACAGGTAATGTCTATATTCAACAATCTTTCCTTTTATCTCAACTCCAAGTTTATCAAAAGCATAGGTGCCATCTTCTTTCTGATAAACGACATATATGCAACCATCCAGGATGGCCGCTTTTTTAGCAAGGTCACTAACACGTTCCAGTTCACTTTGCATTTTCTTTATCTCGCAACTACAAGCCATTCTATCTATATCCACATTCTGAAAAGAAACGTTCCATCCAGGGACGGAGATACATAATATTGAAGTACTCTTTAGCTGTATCACCAATACCTAAAATCCGCTCACCGTATTTCTTCTCGATAGAACTACCGTCCGTAAATCCTTTCGTTGAGAATCGAAGCCCGGAATCAATTCCATCGGCAGTTATGCTATCATAGAAAGTACCGGTGATAAAAAGGTTGGGAACTTCAACTGGACGCGGTGGTAAATAGAGCATTTCACTTCTTAACGGTGGAGTAATCTTCTCTTTCCAATGTTTATACTGTGCAGCACGATTTTGCCATGGACCGGGCTCATTGAAATAAGTATCAGTATCATAATCCGGATTCAATAAGTGTTCGGTTCCATCTAAACCGGAATATAATTGTTCTTGAATACAGTCTATGAGTACATTTTTATGCTCTTCCATACACTTGACAACCTCTTCCTTGAAGCCTGAAGCAATAGAATGAATAACCCTGTATAATTCGTCAAAATCTGCCATATATTGTAAATAAAACGGGCCGGGCTGCAATCACACCCCAGCCCATTGGTTATTTAGTTATTGTATCATACAATTCGGAAAGTTTCTTCTTACGATCAGTTTCCTTCAATTCTTTCCACACAACCTTAATGTGTGCGTTAATAAACTCTTCCTTCGTCATAGCCTTCACAGCAGTTTCGACGAACGTTACCCCATCTACCTTCATGCTATCTGCTCAATACCTTTGATTTCATTTTTAAACAACACGGATGCAGATCTCAATGAAGGCATTTCATTTCCTTTCGGTACAATAGTGATAACACCATCAGCATAAGAAGCAGATGTTACATTATTAAGAACTTCAACAGCTGCATCAGCTATAAGCTGCCCAAATTCCTCAGTGCGATCGTAACCACCAACAACTTCGACAATTTTGTAAGTATTCTCAGTTTCCATCTTCACGAACTCAACATCAACCAGACCTTTAAGGAAGTTCTTTGGATTGAAATCCAATTGAACGTAGTCAAAATTCAAATGACTATCTTCAGCGTCTTCATGAGCAAAGCTAACAGTCATTGCAGATTTAGCACTACTAGTCGGATATTGCGTAACGGTCGGGTAAACAGAGGACATCGGAATACCTGCAAGAACATCCGTATCATCATTATATCCGATCAACATATTGTCCTGATTCCAAAAGTAAACATCCCAGCCCTTATTTGCACATTTCAAAAGTTGAGCGTTCAAAACTTCATCGAACTTCTTCAATGTGAAAGTATCTGTTTGGGCATTCAATCCATTATATTCACTTGCACCATACCCAATAGCATTAACCTGGGGTTCTCCACCATTCTTGGCATATTCCAAAAACGGCAAAATAGGGTAAATACGACCGGGACGGTCTGCATGGCACAATTCGAGTAACTTCTCACCTGTTATATCAGCAGGCAGTTTGACACCATGTTCAGCCAAGATAGCACCTTTGACTTTTTTCCAGTCAATACTACAAGCAGAACTACCGGTGTTCATACGGGAACCCTTACACGTTCTAATCTTTCTCATTTTCTTCTACAATTAAGATTATTAATTTTTATTTCCATCGAGCGTATGTTTATGGCATCAATCGGCTCGCTCACAACCTTACCGGAATCTGTATAGGCTCCGTATCTGCCATATGAATAGTTCTCTGAATAACTATGTTTCACTTTTTCGTCACAGTCGCAATCGAACCGAGAATCTTCATATAATACTTCCAACAAACGTTTATAAATTGGCCGGAGAATATTTTTAAAAGATGTGGTTCTACGTTCTTCATTACTCCACTCTTTACAAGAAGAACAAGCTATAATCAATGAAACCTTTGCTTTTGAAAAATAATCCGAATCGCCTCTATCCTCAATAATTGGGGTGAATAGTGCAACCAGTGGAAACTTCTTTTCAGACTGACTAGAGGACTTACTGTATTCATCTAAAATATCTTTGATATATTGACTACTACCGAAGATGTAATTCAACTTTGGGGATTTCACAACCTTAGTTCCCCCTTTCCCATTTGGATATAATATTTCAAGTCCTTCAGGAAGTTTTTCAACCACTTCTTCAAACAGTTCTGTTATATCTAATTCTATCATAAATTGAAAGCATTAATTGGAGTCAAAAGATTCTTGGTTATTTTCACATCGAAAGGACAATCATCCGACATAGCCCATTCAACAAACTGTTTGTTCTTCTCTACCATGCTATTCCATGTGCCTACTTGTCTCTTCAAAGGAGCTACATATTCATTAGCGCATTTCAAACGGACAAGCCCGGTTATTGTAGCCTGTGTGTTTGCGTCACGAAGAATATGATAAAAGACATAGTCAGCGAACGGTTCACACAACTTCTCGCACAATACTGCATATCCGGACTGGGGTTCTTCTTTCTCTTCTGAAATATCAACTTCATCTGAGGAATCTTCCTTTTCCCGTTCAATAAGCTCCAAGTAATCTGTGATAGCTTGGGAAAGAGCCACGCCAACAACATTCCGGAGAAACTCGGGCTGAAACGCCTTAATATACCCATTTATCACCTCGTTCACAGCAAGGGATTGGGGTGAAGGCATTTCAGCGACCGAAACATTCTCAATATGTCTGGGACCTGACATAAAATATGAAACATCAATCAGCATAGCGATAGTTATTTAGAGGTCTTACCCTTTCCGGTTTTCTTTTCATCTTCCACGGAAACGGCTTTATCATCAGTAACAGTTACCTCCTTGCTATCTTCTTCCTGCAAATCTTTTGAATCGGCAACCGGAAGATTCTTTTCATCAGAAGGTACCTGTACTTCAAGTTCTGCAATGCGAGCTTTCATCGTATCGCGCTCTTCTGTCAGTTCAACAATTGTCTTATCTTTCTCTGTAATGGATGTAGTAAGCCTGCCAATCTCTTCATTTTTCTCTGCAAGCATACATTCCAATGTCTTTTGGGCATCTTCTTCTGTAACAAGACCACATTCGGAAATAGGGATGAGTTGGATCATCCCTCTATTAATCCGAATGCGTTGCTCTTTAAGCACATTGGTTACATCCTTATCGTTACCTCTAAGTATGTAATCCATAATCCTACGCTTTAGTTATTGCAGTTTTCAATGCAGACAAATCACCATAAGCAAAAGCCCATGGCATATAAATCGGGAAGATAACTTCTTCCTGTGCCATCAGCACAACCTCATTGCAGAGCTTAGTCTCCACATCTTCAACCCATTCAAGCGACAAAGTGGTATAATCAACCAAATTCGCGGCTTGGTTGAAGTCACCCAAAAGATACTTACCGGGAAGAATACCGCCATATTCGATAATCGGGCGACCGGCAATATATTTCACTCCGCCAACCATTTTAACAATACCAAGATTTCGCCCTGTAGTGTCCTTCTCAGATTCCATTCCATTAACAGTCATCGGATTAAGGATAATGGCATTTGGGAAATACTGGGCATATGTCATTGCAGCAAAAGCTGTTTTCACAACATCTTCGGAATTTGGTTCCTCAATGTTTTTAAAGCCAGCTTCATGAACGCTGAACGTCATTTTATCCGTAGCCGTTTCAGCACCGGAAAAAGCAACACCAGGAATAAGGATACGTCCATCTTCCATTTTCACAAGAGCATGCGTTTTGTTCAGCTCTGTAAGAACAGCAGCACCGGCAAACGTAATACTCATACCATCAAGAATCAAATCCTGTGGTTCTGCAAACTCTACAATTACATCTTTATCACCGTTATATCCAGCAATAGATTTCACTGTACCAGCGGCACCTGTAACAATAGCTGTGCTGATAATCTTCTCAACAGAAGTTACACCTGTATGATTAACAATACCAAGCAGATTCTCGCCGTTACCATCACCAAACAGGATGTTCCAATCTTCTGCCATCCAAACAGCTTCAGGAAGCATGTTCAAAATATAAGAGCGAATGTAAACTCTGGATTTCAACATACGTTTTGAGATACGGATATGAGTTCCAAGACGCTTGGTTCCTGTCTGTATCTCTTTTATTTTAATGCTTGATTCCGGCAAACGACCATTCTCTGTTACAAAACGGGCATTGCGGTTGAAAGCATATACTTGCGCATATGCAAGTTGAGGATATGCAGGATCAGCATTCAGAGTCGCTAAAACATCACGCATATGCAGCTTCTTGTTGGCAACCTGAGTAACGACACGTTTCTGTTGTTGAGTAATCAACAAATCACCAGCATAATTATCAGTCATGGAAACAACATCCTTCAATGAGAAACCGACAAACTCTCCTGATTTACGTGTTTTTCCTTCTGCAAAATCTCTGAATTTTTCAGAATCAAGCATCTCGTTCAACTTCTCATCGAACTTGTTGATAGTATCCATAGAAAGACCTTTCTGCTTCATCTTCTCGACACTTTCACCAAGAGTTTTAACTTGTTCTACAAGTTGCTCGTTGTCCTTAACCAATTGCTGGAACTTTTCTCCATCATAGGCTTTCAATAGGTTATTGATGTCACCAAACTGTTTCGTTACCTCCTCCGGTGAAGCAAATCCTTCAAGTGATTTGTTAACTACTTCACACATCATGCCAGCAATGTTTTCCATGAATGTTTTCTGTTCTGCTGGCAGACCGTCTGTTTTCAGATTAAAATCTGATACTGTAAATTTTCTAATTGGCATAAAATTAAAATTTTAAGTTATTTATTCTCGAAACAACTATTCAAACTCTTGAAATCGAGTAAAGTGCCATTATCAGCGGCTTTAGTCGTTACTTCATCATTCCCATTTTCCCCGTCATTCTTTTCTTGAGTGTCAACAGACGGCTCATTCTTTCCGGTGGTATCTTCAGAAGTATTTTGTAGAATAGCATTCGAACGATATACTTTTCCCCAACAGTGGGGACATCTTACATAATTCATAAGGTCTTGTAGACCTTTTTGAGTAAATTCTTTATTTTCTGACTTAACAGAATCAATAAGAGAAATTACTTGAGTTCTAATCTCAGGAGTGAGCTTCTCCATTTCTTCTCTTACGATGTCCTGCGTTATCCATCTCTGATAATCGGCAGCATAATCCAGTACCTGTTGTGCAAAGGTATGCTCAGTTTCTGCATCATAATCAAATTGGTAACCACAATGAGGACATGAGACAACGGCACCGCCGTTTAGGCTCTTTAGCAATAAACTTAATTCCATATCGTAACCTTTTAAACGTTCATCACTATATCCATGCTGCAAGAACGCTTTCCGGACGAAATCAACGGCTTCCTTTACCTGATCAGCAGTAGCAGACTTGATATTCACAAGGAAAGTCTGTGGATTACTCCCCCAACTTGTCAATGTCGAATATTCCATCATACGCCATTCAAGCACTTTACAGGGATCAACAGAATCTCTTTTAATGGCCTTGACCCCAATAGAATGTTCAAGGGTTCTTCCATTCTCTGCAAACAGCTTATAATCAGCTAATGTGTCACGTCCAATCTGCTTTTCAAGATTCAACTGACCAACCATAACCAAATTACCTTCTGTTTCTTTACCACTCAACGGAACACCTAACAACTGATCTGTACGATGATTCAGGAACCAACGCATCCGACCAATATTTTCTTTCAATGTCTTGTTGAATGATCCGGGCATAGATATGTCATTTTGTGAGTCCTTCACACCGATACCGTTCACCGCAACGGTAACGATACCCTTTTCATCAACATCATTTGCCTTTGTCTTGTACTGAAGGCTTTTGATTTTCTCTTCCATCTTTTTCATCTCCACTTTTAGTGTTAAAAACTCGATTTACTTTATCTAGTTCCTCATCTGACATATCAAATTTCAATTTGTCAAACAGAGGATTTTCTATCATACTTTCACCTATTTGGGCACGCCAGTCATTGAGAGTTATAAGCCCACATGAGAATTGTTCCCGACAACGTTTATTTATATTTGTCTTTACGTCCTCGGATTCTTTCAAGCCCTCCTGTAAGCAGTCAACATCAGAGAAATCACAATCCAAATAATATCCCCCTCCTTCGAGACCAAGGAAAGCTGTAAAATCCTTGCAGAATTGTTTGGCCATAGGAATGACAGTTGAACAATATACACTCTTTTCAGCAGTAGCCTGATTGCTAAATGTGGACTGGTCTTTTCGCGGAACAAGAACGGCAGGGATACCATATGCCCCTGCAATATTTATTGCATCAGCCAAAGTCTCTTCAAACGGCTGTAACTCTGCAATAGAAAGATTAGTACGAACAAAGTCAATATCCGCATCTGAAATACCATAAGGTACCTGGCCCTTTCTTACACCATACTTCTCAAAGTTTTGCTTCAGAAGCTGTTCCTTTTCATCGTCAGTCAATGCTATTGAACCCGTAGCATCGGTTTTCTTACTTACAATAAAGCCTAATCCACCCCGCTTTACATAAATCACATTTCTAGCTTCATATACAGCTATTAGATTTGACATTGGCTTATTTTGTGAAGCAAGACGGCTTTTGGACTTCAAGAACATAGCCCCTGAATAGAATTCTGTACTTCCGTCTCTATCATGCCATATTTGATATGGAGGAATTTCCAAACTACCGTTCCAGCCATATTCCAAACGATAACTACGAATAATATCTTCTGTTTGGGCAATACCAAACAACGGTATATTCCCGTAAACAGGTTCTACAATAGTCTTATCAGAAGGTAGCACCCAATAATTATCACAATACCTCCATTTTTCAGCTGTAGAAAAGGTATCAGACATAGCAGCACGAATAAAGCTATTTCCTGTACACAATTTATAAATATGGTGCTGATAAATCAACTCTCTCCAACGCATTAGACAATTAGGACGGCTAAGTATGCCATTCATTCGTCTGTTTGCCCATACTACACTATCATCCTTTGTTTTCTTCAATTGAAAATTAGCACCCGCAATTCGTGATGCAATATAATCAATCGGGAAAAAGACTTCAGGTATCGTACTGAATAGTGTTAGATAGTTGCTACCCGCTACAATAGGACTAGTAAGGTCCTCAATGTATGCAACTGACCATTTTTCAGCTTTGCCACTTTGAGTATCTATATCCTTATTTTCAGATGAAGCAACTATTTCAACCTCACCTTTAGTCTTAGATTTCTTTCCAAATAGATTATCAAAAAAAATATTCATTGGGTTCCTTTTTGAGCAAAACTAAGTAAAAAGGAAAACCGTTTTCCAAAACACTAAAATCTTGAAATTACGAGAATATAGTATTCACGATATAACGCCCTCATTTACAACCACATACAGCACAATTCAATTCAAACCTAATTTTACAACGAACTGTACCAGCCCACTCAAAACAGCACTGGCCTCTTTTGTTTCATTATCTTTATTATAGTCCATCAGGTTATTCATGAAGGCAACATATTCCGTATCAGATTCTACTTTTGATGCAGAAAAAAGAATACTATTTTTCACATAATCAGATGTTGCAGCAATACGCCTGTCCACATCCGGGAACTCTTTCATTACACGAATCTCCTTGTTTGTACTAGAACGGAGTTCCCGGATAAAAGGGAAATAAGCATCCGTACATTCAATTACACATGAATCAGATTCATGGGACAAAATAGAAGAACGTATATCTTCCGTTGAAGTAGTATCCATAAATACGACATCAACAACATGCCATTTATTACCACATCTAAACGCTTGTATAAGGACAAATTTCCCATTAACATTTGGCATCACATATAGAATCTTCTTAGTGTATTTACATTCGGTATCTGGATTGAAGAAATTAATAGTACCATTACAAGCATACAAGTTCCTTTTTCGCCGGTTACTAAACTCTATATACTGCTCACTACACAAATCCACAATAACATAGCGAAACGTATCGGATAAATGACCATGTTCCTCATAAGTCTGCAAAGTAGTTTTATTCTTGACCTTGGTTTTGAGAATGGCACCGTTAGCATCTTTCTGTACGCTCATGTAATCCTCGATAGATACCGAACATGATTCGTCAATGTATATCTCTATGCCGGGAACAGCACAATCAAAAATAGCATTGATAAACTCACCGGTCATGGCAACACTCGGATTCTTGTTGCCTACCTTATCTTCAATCTCAAACCCTTCTTTTTGTAATGTGTCTATGAATAAGTCCATCCAAGAGCGTTTTTCATCATCAATGCTGTTGGCCGCCTTTGTTGAGGCGTCACCGTGTACGTATAGTTTGTCAGAATATTGAATGGATTTCAGATACTTTGCAACAAGCTTGGAGGCTTTCTTAACTGTATTGTTGGGGCTTTCAGCGCACGTTTCATGGAATTGCCAAACCTTGGCACCAGTTGTGAAATCGACCTGCCAATATGATACGCTGATATACGGAAGCACGTTGTTATCGACAGAGATATGAATAGGTAAGTCCGGAACATACTTATGTTCACCGGAATGTTTGCCACGATTGAAAGAACCGAAGAACTCGCTACCAGTACGAATGACACCCCACTCTCCCAATGCGTACACATTGTAATAATCCGGATCGTGAACCCTATCATATTCAAAGTCGGCCACACATTGCTCATCATAGAAACCATACGTACCGTCAGGACTACCGACAACCCAAAAATTATTCAGGTAGGTAGATTGGATAATAACTGTATTTGAGTCCTGTTCCTCGATTTGCTTTGTACGAGGATTAAGTATTTGCCGAGGCGCATTCTTCTTTACGGATTTAACCTTAGTAAGTTCTTCCGGTAACTCTTTACCGGCAATAGTTACAGACATCGGCACATCATGCCATTTGTCTTTGTCTATGAACTCTTTCTTTATCCAGTGGCTCTCACTGATCGGGTTAAAGGTACAAATAATCTGCTGGCCTTTCTTACCACGCAAACGCTTACGTAGCTGCTTGAAATCCGGATGCTCGAACTCTGACCATTCCTCTAACTGAACACGCTTATAGTTGGAGATACCTTTTATCTTCTCCGGATCGTCAAGACCGGAGAAATCTATCTTAGCTCCATTAACCAGACATTTAATAGTATTCTGTTGGAACTTGAACAAATGGGATATGCCAAGACCAGCCGCAGCGACTTTATAATCTTCATAAATGGTTTTGAGTATAGAAGCTCCTACCTTACGCATGACAAGAGTGTTCTCACCGTCCTGTAATGTCTGTATCAGTATAGTTTGTGCAACACTGTACGATTTACCGGAAGATGAGCCACCATACAAGATAATGAAACGGATAGTCTCATCATTCAAGTACTTCAATAGATAGAATCCGTTAGGATTTAGCTTCTTATAATTTATAACCATATTGTTCTAAAAGTAAGATTCCTCCGTAGGGAAAACACCGATATTCACACTTCAAATTGTTCTATTCTTCCGAATTTTCATTTTCATCAAAGCCGATACGAAGTTCACCGATTTTATTTCCATCACCACCTTTGATGTTGACATTCTTATCGGCTTCCCATCCATTCCAGGCACCAAGAATCCGGGCGGCTTCTGTCTTGCCGTTGAACTCATAGGTAACTTCTCCTCTCTTATTCTGTATCTTCTTCAATGCGTTACGGGCACGTTTTGGAAGTTGGGAAGGAGTTCTCATTTTGGTTTTCCCAGTTGCAGGGTCAACAAAATGAAGATCATCGGGATTGGCAAGCACTATATCCATTAACACCCTCTCAACAGTTTTCCTCTCTACTTCAGACTCTTTCGCTCTCTGTTGCTTAATCTCATTTATCCTTGTACTAACCTTGCTATTTGCTAATAGTCTACTGGCAGCGCTCCAAATCGTTTCAGGCTTCATGTTGGAAGTATTATAAGACATTCTATATGCTTCACTTGCATTACCTTCTGTATCAACGTAATATTTACAGAATTTCTCTTGCTTAAATGTTAATGGTTCCTCTCGCTTTCCCATATCAATTATTGTTTATTCCTATGAGAAAAAGAAGCTGCTCTCTATCTTTTAAAAGCTCATAGGTGGCAAGTAATGTACTGCCGGTTGTTAATATGTCATCGTACACTATTATCTTCTTTTCCCTTATCGGACGAAGAAGAAAGAATTCCGGATTCAATCTATCTTTAGTCAGGCATTGAATTGCATTCTCATAAAATGGTATTTTCACCGCCCCAGCTATTTTCGTGCAGATAGAGGTTGCAAAATGAAAGCCCTCGTAGTGTCTCCGTCGCGGTGTGGTGACTATACACCATCCTTCACATCCCCCTACAAGAAAGCGGTGGAGAAACTCACACGCTCTCTCTGCAAAGAATGATGCGAGTTCCTCCGACTGTTTGATTTCTGAAAAGCTGGTACCAGTCTTGGAACGGGTGAACTGGGAGATGTAATAGATATCACCCTTTTTATGGAGTGATACCTTTTCTTTCAGATCACATAACCGTTCCTGATGAGACCAGCTCTTACATTTCACCGCTTCCGGCTTATCCCATTCATCAATACGATATATCTTTCCCTTTCCTTTCATCAAAGATCTTCTTTACTCCGTCCTCGACAGATGTGTAAGACAAAGGTACTAAATAGATATCCCGGTTCACCGACTGCTCCAAATTGTCAAAATCCCGTTTTTCATTAATCAGCTCTATTTCAAGCGGTTTGTGGTATTTTACTAAAGAAGCAAAATACATAGTAGTCACAGGCTGGACGTTACAAATATTAATAAGTTGCCGGTTACAGCCCACCGCATAGATAAGCCCCTCAACGACATCATCTACGTAAGTGAAGCACCGGATATTCTGACCACAATTGTATAAAGACACGTTTTCCTTTTCCATCAGGAACCAGAGAAGAGTTCTTTTTCGCGGATTAGGTCCATATACATTATGCAGTCGGCACCCGGTCGCAGCCTTACAATAGATAGATGCATACTGTTCATCGAAGTACTTGCTTATTCCATACATGGAAGTAGTATTCTCCGGATTCGCAGTTGACGAACTGGCATATACCAACTTCACATGATTTTGATTGCAAGCATCAGCTACTCGCATGAAAGTATCAATGTTATCTTTCCTGATTTGTTCCAGGTTTCCATTAAACACACTTGTTTGCGCTGCCAAATGGAACACGCAATCAATATCTCCATTTTGCAGGAGCTCGCATACTTTCGTAGCTTCAGTGCCACACTTTCGATCAAATCCTATGACTTCGACATCTCTTTTAGCTAATTCTCGGCAAAGGGCTTTACCTATAAACCCTTCACTGCCGGTTACAATCATTTTTCTCATCATCACAAAAACTAAAGGTGCATCTTGTTTAAAGACACACCTAGATTCAACATAAAATCCTAAAGATTAAATTCTTATTTTTGAAAATACTCCCTACACTTAAATCCCTTTCGAGGGGTAAAGTCTTTAAACTCACAACTTCTAAAAATCCACTTCTTATCAGCCCATCCGGCTAAATCCTTTTGCCATTGAGGAATTATTTGGCGAGGATTATTTAAATCCCGGTAAGGCTGACAATGCGGTAAGAACCGACCGCCTTTGTTCTTCCAATGATTGACACGCTCAAACGATTCTTTGAAGTCATTGAGCAGGATACAATAAAAGAAGTATTCGCCTTTGTACCCGTATTTATCAATCAAAGCCGTGGCACGCTCACATTCTGCAATCTGTCCCGGTGTATCACAACCGAACCTTATTCGCTTTATCCACTTCACCTTTGCAAGCAACCGGGCTACATCATCCGTTACTAGCCGAGCGTCTAAGCCTTGATTGAAGTCTACACGTAGTCCTAGACGGATAATTTTCTCAATCTGTTGTAAACCGTAGTCGGATGCAAGTATATTATTATCCATGAGAATTATATTTTTACGACCGTTTACGGCTATTTCTTCAATATCCATATAAGGAGTAATTTTGCCTTCCTTATCGGGAACAATGCACCATTTGCACTTATTCGGACACCCACGAGTGAGAAAACCATAAGCTAAATTCTTATCAACATTATACAGATCGTAATCAGGAACCATTCTATCAATTTCCGGTAGAAGAACCTTTTTTATGTCATACCCTGTACCGCCTTTCTCGACTTGATCGGCATTGATATAGTAGCCGTAATCCGGTGTGAAAGAAAATATTTTTGCCGAATAAGCTTTATCATAAAAGCACAAAGGGTTATACCACTCTACATTATCACCTCTTGCTTTGTGATAGCTGCTAATCTTCATCAATGCGAGATTAGGATAATTGCTATCAACTGCTAATATTCCGATGTTCATTACTGATTTGGTTTTGAAGGTTATTTATTCTGTCGAAACTGATTCAATGATGTATCATCGAAATATTCGCAAGCCACATCATCTAGATTTGCACCAGATAGATGGCATTCACATAGAGCATCGCAATCTTCGCACTTCCGACTAAACTGTAAACGCAACTCATCAACATTGCATAGAATCCGTTCATAAATTTTATACATCAGTTCCGGTTCCTGCTTTTCGGGAGAATAAACGAATACCCGTTTGCCTGCCCCTGCCATCCATCCGGACTCTGTGTTAGCAGATCGTCCACAGGGCAATACCATAACACAGATGTCAGCCCATTGCATTGCGTTAAAATCTGAATTGAAACCAGATTCAGCAACCGGATGCCTTAGAGCATCACGATATTGTTCAGTAGTCCAGTTCTGCCAATCCTTATCTATTGTGGACCATTGGAAACCTGTTCTCCCTTCTGGATTCTTGAAGTCATAAACTTCGTGTCCTAATTCACGGAGAACTTTTATAACTTCCTGTTGATACTCATTTCTCCAACTACTTGCTACATAAATTTTTGCCATAATATTCTTTTTATAATTTTACTTTTGTATTTTTGCAATAGCATTTGAGACTATGGAAGAAAACGCCTGACAAACGTTTTATGGGTTCAAATCCCTGCCAAATGTTAGGCGATATTGCCGTATAACGTTAATTCTCGAAATTATGGGAAGTATAATTATAACTATAGTAATCTCCATTGCGTGTGGAGTTGCATCTAATGCAATATACGACCTTATCAAAAGGAGAAAAGCATTATCAAAATGCAATATCGTAAAACAAGAAGCTGCCTCCGGGCGGCTTCTTCCGTTTTAATATTCTCATTTGATTCATTTCTAAATTCGTTTTGAAGGTTATTTCCACCTTGTAACTGTTGAAAAGTCACAAGGTGAATTGAACTTATTAGTTAATATATACGCTGCCTTATAATCGTTTCTCAATGTATCACCATGAAATACTATTCCGGATATTCCCCTTATAGCCAAATTGAAAAGAAGAAAAGGCACTGTCTTGTCGGATAATTCACCGCATACTATCAAATGATCGTTAGGTTTGTAATCTAGGAAGCTGATACTATTCCGGTGATTGTACCAATTTGAGATAAGCATTCCGCCCGTCCCGGCTGTGGGTTCATAGGTTATGCCCGTATCAGAACCTAATAGTTTAGAAACCAAAGTTGAAATACATTTAGGCGTAAAATCCTGCTTGTTATTCTTCCGATCGGCATGTTCATCTTCAAAGTATTCATGGAACCAGTCATAACTAACATCACATTTGAAATAGTCTAAAAAGTTTTTGAATACCTGTATGCGAGTAGATTCTTCGCCAAGTAAGATATTCATAATCCTATCAGGTGCCTGATAACTATCTGCTATTCCTAGCAT